TTATGCAACTTTGATATGTCTAGGCTCAAAACTCATCCCTCCTATGGCTTGCTCTGGATTGCCCTTGAACTGCCACATTCTTAAACCCTCTTGCATTCTTACCGCTTGGAGCCACAACCGAATGACTCTGGGTTGCGCCATGTATGGCATACATCTGCTCATTGATGACCTTCTGGAGCCTGGCAAGTTCCATTGCGACCCACCTGCGCTCCGCACAATACTCTCCGTATAGGGTAATAAGCTCCTCATTGGTTATCTCAAATCCCTTGGCCTTTGTTACCTTTTCCTTGATGAAGTTTGTGACGCTGTCCGACTCCGCAAGCAGGCTGTTGACCTTCTGTATTTGCGGGCTGGCTAGGCGTATGTCTCCAGTCTCCCTTACGTCCTTCAGCAACTCGCGGAATCCGCATAGGAACCAAGCCAATATCTCCGATCCTTCCTCCTCTACCAGCTTGTCCGCAAGCCTATCAACCTTCTTGGCTGGTGGTGGATTGGTAAACTCAAGCAGCAACAACCTCCTACCCCAAGCCTCAACGTCACCTTCCAGCGCAACCTTGAGCCTTTCGTTGGATGTGATGAGGATATTGAATATGCCTTGCAGCACTACGCCATCATTAAGACCCTTGCCCTCCGCCTCCATCGTGTCTCCTCCAGTTAGCCCCTTGATGACCTTGGCTCCAGGGGTGGACAAGAAGTTGCCAGGCACGTCCGTTCCAGAGAGCAGTGTCTTGGCTCGAAACCTATACAACTCAAACTGATTGTTGAGATGTCCAGTTCTGAGCGCGGCCATGTTGTGCTTGCCAACGATGTTTAGAACAATGTTAACCAGCGTTGACTTGCCTCCACCAGCCTGCCCATACATCACCATGAATCTCTGGATGATGTTTCTTCCGAACAAACACATCCCGCCGTACTTTTGAAACATCACCGCATCATCTGGATCGCTGAATGTCGGACCAACCAGATCGGTTAGAAAGCGTTTGGGAATCTTGTCAATGCCCTTGTACTCTATTGGCGATTGATTACGTGAATAGAAGTCTGGGCTGAAGTCATGCTCGCGCAACTCTCCGTCATCATCAAAAGTAATATAGCTGTTGGCGCAATGCACACCTGGAATGCCCTTGTTTATGAACGCATCCTGCACCTCCACCATGCCCCGCAACTGGCGGGTAATGGATGTGAGCAGCCTCTCACTTCTCATGTCTTGCGTTGACGGCTCGCCAATGTCTCTACCTACTTCCAGTATGGATGAGCTTATCTCCTGCTTGATCGTGTCCTCGCTCTTAATGCCCCACAATCCTGTCTCTGGATCGTACATGTAAAACTTCTTCTCGGATGGCTCCCAAAGAATTTTGTTTTCGGTGTGATACTTCGCAGCCCAGAACGGCTCATTGATACCAACCAATGTTTGCGCCTCAGTTTCCGTATTGGTTCGGTACTTGAACGGCGCGCCCCAAGCCTCCTCTAGCTCCTTGCATTTCTTTTTATGCTCATCATCCTTCCACGGCCTATTGGTATCCTCTGGCCAATTGATTTCGCTAAACTCAATCTCGACTGGAGTTGCCCCTCTTACTGGGTATGTGTACTGGCATCCGCTTGGATGCGTTCCGTAAACTATTGTTTGCCCGCCATTGCTTCTCCACTCGCCCCAATCCTCAGTGCCAGCCTTGATCTTAAATAGGTCTGGATACTCGCCCTTGACCTGCACCCAGAAGTTGCGACCTCTGGCTCCCTTGGTTTGGAATGTTGCGGCCAGCTTTGGATTAGCCTTCTCGAACTCTTCCGCCCTTGCGTCACTATCCACATCAATGCTGCACAGATTGGATGATGCCCTGCCCATCAGCACGCCTATGTTCGTTGCCAGTAACTTCTGAATATACTCGGTGCGGAGGGTTTCCTCGTATGCAATGTTTTGCCACCCAACCTGCACTGGACCCTTCATTCCTTTCGGAACAAGTAGGAATACTGGTTTACCCAAACGACAGCGTAAAGCTGTCAACATTTCTTCATTCATATCACGATTTACCTTTCTGCTTATTTGTTTTGTATCACGATGTTCAACCACTGCAAGTGGTATCTGCTTTTACTTATTTAAATTTATGCCCCTTTGTTTCAAGTGGTAATCGTGATTACCAGCCGCAGGATCTCCCTGCGTACCATTCGGGACATTGTACTCATAATTAAAATTCAAACTGGCTCTGATTCAAGGGGTAGACACACTGAGGAAACGCCCGATGCAAGATCTCCTTGCATACCACAACGCCAGTTAGTTATTTGATTGCCTCCTCTGCTGTATGACAGAAGCCTGGGAACAGGTCAAGATATTCTATGTTCCTGCCGTACCTATCTGCGGTATATATTTCTATGGTTATCCCGTAGAAGTCTGCATCATGCCATAGCTCCGAGTATGCCTTCAGCTTATCCGTTCGCAGCTTGGAATAGTCCTCAATCTCCATAAGTCCAATTATCTTTTTATCCTCATCTATCTTGTAAAGGTCTGGAAGATATTTCTCTGCAACAGCAAATATAGATGCAGCCAGATCATGGTCTGGCTCATCCTTATCAAGCCACCTTGCGAGTGCATCAAGGACAGTCTTTTTATATCCAAACCTTTTCCACCCATCATAGTTCATGGCAATCTTCTTCGCCGCAATCTGCTCTAAGTCGCTCACAACTCCATCGCCTTCTTGCTGGCCTCAACAATATCCTGCGCTGTAATATTGCGCAGGGCATTACACCAATATTGTGTCTTCGGGGTGCGATTACTCGCATCCTTACACTTAGCCTGTGGCAATCCAGCGTGCGGACGGCAAGGCGCGTGTGGGCAGGTATCGGGTTTGAATACCGATACGTTCTTAGGATAGTAGGTCATACGATCAGCGGGATCGTAGCTACCCCATAGTGACACACACGGCGTATCCAATCCAGCAGCCATATGGTTGACACTGCTATCTGGCGCGACAACGAAGTCAGCCCCGCTAATAATCGGGAACAGCGAGCGCACAGCCTTGGTGCAGTTGAATAGGTCGATCACCCTGGGATGATCCACCTTAAAGTTGTTGCTGTTATCCAGCCCAATGATAACAGCGTGATGCTTGGGGTAGGCTTCCAGCAACGCCAGCACCGCCTCCTGCCCCATCGTTGGTGGGTAGGTACGGGTCGGACCGCTGGACGAAACGTGGTAGGCAAAGAACGGACTAGGCAACGGCCACTTGCCCATCGCCTTTAGCTCTTCGTGGTCTGGCTCGATGAGATGTAGAACTGGCTTACAATACTTTGCCATCGTCTTCTCATCCCACACACCCATCCACTCGTAGATCCGCTGGTAGCAGTTGCCAGGACCAGTGCCTAACTTCGTGTTGCCCACCTGCCCGCTGAACAGATCGTCAGTAGGTAGGTGTGCATCAAAACTATCCCACGCCTCTAACGATGCAGGCAACGGCCACAGCTTTGCACCCAGCCCAGCGTAGAGAGGCAGATTGCGGGCAGGAGCGTAAACCTCAACAACCCCACCCGACTCTTGCACTAGGTAGTTAACGAAGGCAGTAGCGATGATCGCGTCACCAATTGCACCAGCGCGGTAGACAGCTGTTGCACCACCAGCAGCACGCCCCTTGTAGTACGGCTTAATCTTGTGTGGGCAAGGGATTGAATCGTCCCAGGTTGGTCCAGTTAGCTCATCGGGCAACACATAGGTAGTGCGCGGGTAGAGCATATTGTCATCGACTTTGTGAATTGCGTTTGTGTTGTTAGTCCATAGTTTCATTTGGTTTTCTCCTCTATAATAAAGAACACAGCAAGAATAGCTGTGACTACTGTGATAACCGCAATGGCAACAAGAAGCCTTCCTATTGCCAATCCTGCTCCCACAATAATCCAATCCGTTAGTGCGCTCATTTTGTTTGCCTTTCTATTTTGTGCATGAAGATCGGAGTCTGCTCTCCCACATACGCTCCTGCAATATTAAAATCATAAAATTCGAGTGCCTCTGCGTAATCCATGCCCTGCTTCATAAGACTCTCGACGATTGCGTCAGCATCATAGATCGCGCAAAGATCACCACCGAATGAGCTACCCACACCTACAATCGCGTCATCAAATCCATCAGCGAACAGCATCGTGTGCGCATCGTCACCGAACTGGTCAAGGATCTCGTCTCGTATACTCATACGCTTTGCATCTGGTATGCATGGCTTACCAGTTCCCTAACGCAATTAAAGTATTCGTTCTCATTCCACTCGTAGCAATATATCTCGCTGGTAAACCCACCAGCTGACAGGGATAGCTTCCATCTCCATCCCTTCTCATCCCACTCCTTCTTCACCTGCATCGCCAACTCATCCTTGCTTTTCATTCCTCACCCACCACTTCCTTGCACACTAGGCTGGCCGCATCCACCATCGTTATGATCTGTATCATATCCACAGAACGCCCGTGAGTTGCGCGGTTACGCTCTAGGACAAGCTTCTCTCTGGCTATAGAAAGCATATCCCGCGCCCACTTCAATCTGTTCTTGGCCTCTACATTCATTGCGTATCCCTTTCTTTAATGTCATAATAAAAAGAATCCGTATCCTCAGTCACCCACTTGTCACTCTGATTCTCCACAGATGGCAGGTCGGTATCAACCCGAAACTGCTTGAGGTTATCTGGCAACTTCTTCGTAACCCAATTGCTATCCCGCCAGAAGATGCGGTTGTTTGGCATACATAGTAAGTAACCATCGTCACCAGCGAAGACATGACCACACTTGTAGTCGGATGGCTCATCGCTGTAGGGATTGTTAAACCAATCCACAGTAAACAAGTATGTACCCCAAACCTTGGTCGCATCCCTAAGCAGTATCTGTGCGCGATGGTAGGCCAGGAAGCTGTACTCTGTAACGGTCACGTTCTCGGAAAAACAATCCCAAAGCTGTTTGTAGTTGAATGGGATGTCGGCCTCTGGCTCGTGAGTGTATATCTCCGATAGCGGTACTCGACTCCGCAGCATTCCAGAGTCAGTCATAACGTGGAAGGTTAGTATTGCCCCAGCGCAAGACTGCAAGGCAAACACATAGACGTTGTAAAACTCCTTGTCCGACTCGTTCTTGGTAAAGAATGACTTCCTCACCATAGCCTTGAAGCTAGGGATGTTCTCGTTGAGCGTTGCCATTATCGCCAAGCAGGCCCAGTAAACCAAGCTACCAACACCCAGCGTGTACCCCAGATAGGCGCACGCGCTCTATGCTCGATATAGGATGGAAACCAGCAACCAGCCCCCTGCTCGCGGATAAACTGAGTGTTCACCATATCAGCCTTGGCCTGCAACCCGCCTCCGATATACTCCTCTGGCGCGGAGAGGTTCACCACCGCTGTCAGCTTGCGTACTGGTGCTTCGGATGTGTAGGTGTCGTAGTGCCAAGAAAACTTCTGTAGTGGGCGGTATCGCAGGACTTGCAACTGCTGGATGCCTTGGATGTCGAAACGCCATTGCTCGGCATTGATGCCTTCCGTAATCTCGCGCATCACGTTGTAGATCCACTCGTAATGCTTGGCGAAAGGAATCCAGCACGATGAGCAGGTTCGCGTACGTGATACCGTACGTGTTACTCCATCTTTCGAAAGAACTGGCGCACGCTTCATTCCTATCACTTCCGCATCTTGGCGCAGCATCTCGCACTGCGTCCTGGTTAGGACGTAACGGTCCACTGAAGCGGTTAATACCTTCTGCTTAAACTCGCTCATTTGAGTTCCTCGCATAGCTCCAGCAACGCCTTGTTCAGCGCGTACTCAAAGCAAGCCATCTTATCTTTAGCCAAGTGCTGACGGCCAGCCTTTGCCAACGCCTCGTAAAGATCATCGTCAACATCAAGCATTACCCTTACGGCTTTTTGCTCCAATGTTTTTACCAGAGTTATCTTTCTGTCTTTCTTTTTCATAGGTCCAATTCCTTTCTTATGTAGTCAATCAGTTTGAAGATGATGAACAACGCGCAATAGATTGCCGACAATGTCAGCGAACTGTAAAGCACAAACCAACCGATTACCCAAACAACTCCAGCAAGATCAAGTAGGCAGAACATAGTCGTTTTCCTTTAGCTTCCGCAGCAACGTGCGGTTGTCGATCTGCACCCCGCTGGCTCTGCACCACCAAGAGACAACGCCCGTCTTAAAGTCACGCAGTAGTTTCTGCACTTCGTGCGAGTTCTTATACTCCAGCGCATCGTTGAGTGGTACGCCTTGGTGACCCTTGACAATCTTCATGCCCTTAACCATCCCTCGTTTGCGCAACATCCGCAGGTCGCGGATAGCTTGGAGCGCAACCTCTCCAGCCAACTGCTGCACCCTATCATCGTAGTCACCGCGACATAGCTGGGTGGACCTCACCGACCCAGCCCCACCAGCTTCGCTTCGTCTTCTTTAATCTGGTTAGATAATCTAGTTAGATCGTTTGACTGACCAGCGTAATGAATAATCATCGCATCCTTGTAGCGGTCCAACCCAAAGTGCGACTCCACGCTAGTCATACAATTGAATGACGGGTCAAGCTCGGTCAGCGGTATGTTCCATAGGTGTGCCATCACGTTGAGCCAAGTCTGCTCGGCAAAGTGGTTTGGGTGCAGGCCAATCGGCGGCATTGACAATACGCCAACGGCCTTGGTATGAACTACGAACACGCCAGTGTTGACGTAGAACTTCGGCTCAATCACCCCGCCGAAAGCTCCAGCAAGTTTCACCATATCTGGCTTGCGATCTAGGTAAGCTCCTTCGTCAAAGGCGCAGAACACCCCAGCGTCCTCGGATAGCTTCGGGCAATCGCTTGCAATTAGAACGTCAGCGTCAACGAATGTTACCTGGTCGTAGCCCTTAGTGGCCATAATGTTTCCAATTGCTGACTTGGAGTATTGCGCTGGATGCGTGAGAGGCTTGTCAATCAGAATGAAGTCAGTGCTATGGCGTTTGCAGTACGCCTCCATGCGTGGCCTAGTTAGATCAATAATCTTCTGCCAATCCTCACCGAACGATTGCGTTACTAATGCTTGTTTCATTTGTCGTTACAATCGTAGTCTTCCCAGGTGATATTCTTGCAAGACTCGATTGCTTCTTCTCTCGTATTGAAACTCTCGTATCCAATCAAGTCTTCTTCTCTTCCAAATCCATCCTCATCGATATAAACAGACCATTGTTGTTTGCCGTCTTCGTCCAACTCTTTCTTAATCCATCTCATAGTCTTGTTACCTCTTTCTTTATTTGTGCCAACGTGAACAGGCATCGTACCAGCGCACGCTCAAGATGGTCAACACTTGTCTCTCCGTTATTGTCAGGACAAGGCGAGGACTTGTGCAATTGCATCTGCGCTGTGGCAAGATGGCGAATCGCTCTGGCAATATGGTAATCGTGAGTCGGCCTATCCTTCACCAGCCAGTCTCCGTAGGCAGACTTATCCGATCCTTTTCCCATCACGCGCCAGACTATCTCCTGCGCAGCATTACCCATCTCTTGAATTGTTGGTGCAGTCATTTTGCAAGCCTCCTATAGAATTCGTCCAGTAATCCTTCTAGCCATAAGACATCTGCTGGGTCGATCATAACTTCATCCCAGGAGGCGTGTAGCCTTTGACCCAAGCCCATACTTTCTGCATCGCGCAGAAGGCAATGCCAGCTTGGTAGAGTTCGTCTTCGTCCCACACCTTCGTTGTCAGCTTGGTAGCATCATTTGACGCTAGGACCACCGACACGCAGGCGCATTTGGGATTCTCGCTTGCATTCCTATACGCCCAAAGCTGGGCGCAATCTGTATCGTAGAAAGGATCGTACTTGGGGTTAACCTTACGATTCTTTAGGTCGATGATA